TATATGTAGATATGGCTATTAAGGTATTTCTATGTATATCTATCTTATATTAATTCTATTAACATTAACCAGCCTTAATTACTCCTTATATATTAGGTACTACTAAGTCTCTTACCAAAATCTTAACGGAATAGAGAAAACAGTTTTATCGCGAAATTACCCAAGAAACAGAAGAGGGGATAATGCTAAAGTGGATTAGCACATAGCAAGTTTTGTGTGTGAGTAGTAGTATATAAACCTTTCTATGAAATCATTAAAGTTTCTCCTTATAATCACTACAAAGAAAATTAAGTGAATCCCTTTATTATTAATGAGAAGTGAAAAGGATATATAGAAATAGATATGAGATATGCTTAATTAGGTTTCTATGTTAATGAAGGAGTGGCATTGCTATGCCGGTGTTAGGGTGGGTAAAACTTTAAATAAGGAATTAATATGAAGTATAAGATTTGTCCTAAGTTGGAGGGAATTAACTATTATGCCAAAAACTAGTAAGATAGATATATATGGAGTGGGAGATGAAGTGATGACCCTAAAACAAGGTGGTATGGGTTATAAAGATGTAGCGAATGCTATAAACAAAAGACACCCAGAGATAGATAAACCACTTAGCCATATGGCTATACAAAGATGGTTGAAGAATGAAAGAATTAAGATTAAGATGGGTAGACTTGAAGATGGTGACAATTTAGATGATTCTTTGCGAGCTACATTCAGAGAAAAACTCTATGATTTAGATTATGATACTAATGATATATATTCTATTATGAGGAAAGCACTTAAGAGAATTATAAAAGAAGGTGATGACACCAAGATAATAAGATCTGCTAAAGATGTATTATATTCTATTAACCAATCTAAGAATAATTGGATAGCTCTTATGCAATTTGGTATTAATGAGTTTAAAGAGAATAAGGAAGCACAACAGCAGACTACTGTGAACATAGACAAGTTACTTATTGAGATTAGCAACGAACTTAGTCCTGATGCTAGACGTGAACTTGTAAATGTTGTTTTATCTAAAGAAGATAAGAAGATGTCTGAAGATAAGAAAGAGAAGATACAAAAAGAACTTGAAGAATATGCCAAGCAATAATTATAGAAATTTGATGTGTAGATTAAAGGAGGAATAATGGTAGATAGAAAAGAATACTTGAAACAATGGAATAAGGAGTATTACAAAAAGAATAAGAAAGAACTACTGAAAAAGCAAAAGGAATACAATCAAGAGAATAAAGAAGAAAAGAAAGAGTATTATAAAGAGAATAAAGAAGAAATACTTAAAAAGAAGAAGGAAAGAGATAGTAAGAATAAAGAAAAGATAAGAGAATACAGGGAGGGACATAAAAAAGAGATAAGAGAATATCATAAACAATACTGGCAAGATAATAGAGATAAGATATTAGAGAAGCAGAAGAAACTTAGGGAAGACAATATAGATGAATATTTAGAAAGAGAACAAAAATATAGAGACACACATAAAGAAGAGATTAAGGCGTATAGAAAAACTACTAAAAGTAAAGAATCTTTTTCTAGAAGTCATGCAAGAAGAAAAAGAGACTTGGGTTGGATTCAAATGTTTGATAATCCATTTGATGATAATGTAGCAATAGATTGGCATCATATTGATGATGTATATATAGTTGCAGTTCCTAGAGAGTTGCATGGATTATATTTAGGTAAATATCATAGAGAGAAAACTATGGAGATTGTAAAACAAATATATTTAAAAGGAGGAACTTGAAGAATATGGATACTAATAATAGTTATAATCCAGTTATCACCTTAAAGAAGTTTGGTATAGCATATCTAACAGCATTCGTTGGTATTATAATACCATTTAGTATTAGTTTCGTACAAGACTATGAATGGCCAGCAGAAACTTTAATATATATACCATTTATCATAGCTGGGTTAATAGCGATTGAGAATGCTTGGAAACACAGAAATAAATAAGGCTTACGACAATTCAAATTTGGGAAACGTTATCACTAAACTAATCCTTGATTCATAGATTCACATACGGAGATTCAAAGAAATCATTGATGTTCTGTGACTACAAATGATTCGGGTGTACGTAGTTCGATATATAGTTCAAATGATGGGGTGTTTATCTAAAAACTAATATACAATGATTTCCCAACCGTATGTGTAATATGTAATATATATAAAGAGAGATAATATGGCACTAAAATTGACATGGAATGATATATTCACCAAATTGATGGGTGGAATGCTCGTTGGTATGTTTGGAATAGTCCTAGGATATTTCACTGGTAGTATATTTGAAACTATCGCTGTATATAATGGTCTTCCTTGGATTGAATTCCTATCATTCATTGGTGGTATCGGTGGTTTCCTATTAGGGACTCAAATCGAATAAACATATGGGGGGTAAAACTCCCTTCTCCTTTCTTTCTATGGTAGATACATATTCTAATTTAGACAAACATTCACGTGATGTTTTATTATATTCTAATGACCCAGTTAGATTTACAACTGATTTATTAGGACTTACAGTTAAACCATTCCATAAAGAGTGGTTAAATGCATTTGAGAATAATAGATTTAATGTTTTATTAGCCCCGAGAGGAATGGGCAAAACTAGTGTTATAGGGGCATACATCCTTTGGCGCGTATGTCGTGATAGACATATACGAGCAGTTATAGTAACTATTAATCAAGATAAGGCTAACTCTATGATGAGATTTATCAAAGAGAATCTCAGTTCTAATTCAAAACTAAAAGATGTATTTGGTGATTTTAAATCTGTAGATAGTTGGTCTAGTGATAATATAAGAGTTAGACAAACAGATAATACCAAGATACCACATAATGAACCGACATTAACTGTTTTAGGAGTTGGTTCTAGGGTTGTATCATCACACTATGATTTAATTGTATTGGATGATATAACTGATGAAGAAAATTCTAGAGTAGAAACAAGGAGAAAGAAATTGGAGGACTGGTATAATGGTCCTCTCATTGGTACATTCCTTAAACACACTAAACTTATTGATATTGGTACTCGTTGGAATGAAGATGATATCCATAGTTATCTAATTAATAAGGCAGGGTTTAAGACTCTTCTTTATCGAGCATTACTAAACCCAGATGAGGTGGATGAGGGTAAGAAGGCTAAAGTATTGTGGCCAGAGCATCTCCCTTGGGATGCCGAAATGATTAAGGATTATGACTTGGATGAGGATTCTCTAACACTTCAATTTATTAGAGGACATCAAGGCGAGTTATATTTCCAAATGCAATATCAGAATAACATTATACCAGCTGGTATTGCAAAGTTTAAACCTGGCTGGATTGATAGTGCAAGAGATAAATTTAGGAATCTTAATGGTATAATACCTACTAATCTTAAGATATTCCAAGGAGTTGATTTAGGTGGTGAGGATAAGAAATCTGATTATTTCGGTATGACTACTATAGGTGTTGATAATAGGGGTGATGTTTATATGTTAGATAATCACCGAACACATGGTACACTTAATAGACAAATACAAATTATAAAGGCGATGGATGAGAAATGGAACCCATCTAGGATAGGTATAGAATCTGTTGCACAACAAAAACTTATGACATCTAAGATAATTCAAGAGAATCCATCTATGCCTGTAATACCAATCAAGTCATCTATTTCTAATGATAGAGAAACTAGAATGGATAGATTATCTTTATTGTTTGAAACTAATAGAGTATATCTAAATCCAAGTTTAACATATTTAATTGATGAATTATTAATTTACCCAAGAGGGAAACATGATGACCAAATTGATAGTCTTTCATTCGCGGTACAAACATCATATACAGGTGGTTTCATAGATTGGGGTCGTGTATCTGATTTTGTATCTGCAAAGAGAATGTATAAAATAAGTAAGTTATAATGTGTAATACCTACACGGTAGGAGTAAATCAATATGGTAAACGATGATAGTTTAGAAGAAGTATACATTGGAAGTAAGGATATATCTAAGTATTTATCTGCTTGTTTCTATGCACTAGGACAGAAAGAAGAGATAACAATTATAGCAAGAGGCAATAACACCAAGAGAGCTCTTGATGTTGCTGCTATATTAATTAGACAGTATCTAGAAAATCCTTCCTATGATGTTGTTATAGGAAGTGAGAAGTTTGAAGAGAGAAATGTAACTACTATAGAAATTAATTTGAGAGGAAAAAAGATAGATACAGATGTCAAGGCTTAAGAATCCATTTCGTAGTAAGATTAAATATCTTAAAGATGATGGTAGTGGTAGGTCAAAGACACTAGTGAGAACTGGTGGTACTACCACCTCCACTGGTATAGAATCTAGAGGTAGAACCCAATCTCAACTTAAACAATATTGGGATTATTATGCAGGTGAGGGTACTATATTCGCATCTGTTAATAGTATAGCTTGGAGTACTGTTATGGTAGGTTATACCCTAACATCCGATAATCCTAAATCCAAGGAACTCATACAATCTATGTGTGATAAGGTTAATCTTGAAGGTGTTCTAAAGGACTCTGCCATCAATATCTTAATCTTTGGTGATGCTTTCATAGAGAAGATATATCTAAAGAAGAAGGAGTTAGCCAGACTTAAGGTAGTGGATTCATCTATTATGGTTATTAATGCTGATGAGTATGGTGATTTAGTAGATTTTCAACAAATAATAGGTGGTAGACTTATAGAGCCAACCATCAAACCAGAAACCATGATTCACTTAAGATTATTTCCAATACCAGGGACACAGTATGGTTTATCATTACTAGCCCCTAATATGGATACTATAGATAGGAAGATAGCATCTGATGATACTATATTCAATGCTATAGAACGACATACCCCTAAATATGTTATTACTGTAGGAGACGAGAAGGATGGACAAGTACCACCTTCAGCTGCTATGGATGACATTAAAGAAGAGTTTGAGGATATCAATTCTAAGAATGAGTTTGTAGTTCCTTGGTTTATTAAGATAGATACTATTGATGAGAAGGGAGTACCTAATGTTTCTGATTACTTTGATTTATTCCAGACCCAACTTATTGTTGGTCTTTTGACTCCAGA